AATTCTCCAATTGTCAATGTTGAAATAATTCTTTAACTCTTCTATACACCTCAACAATACCTCATTGGAATTGTAGTCAGGCATAACAGTAATTTCAAAATCAACACCGATGTTAATAATATGTGCATCTTTGATGTTGACCGCATCAGTTAACATTCTATAGTATGAGATATAGTTTCTTAGATTGTTTTTAGTTGCTGGATTCAACCCTACCAAATTCTTATTCAAATCATATCCCAATGTATACAAATTCAATGCCAATGGATTCGGTATCTCAGATGAGATTGTGGTATTGTCTTTTTTCTTATCTTCGATTTGATAATCTTGCATCAAATATGCTTTTGCTACTGAACCGAATTGTGGAGGTAATGCGTAACACCTCATTACATAATCTTCTCTAGTGACAGTTCTATTCTGTGCTGCGAAGAATGCCATAGCGTTGTTACGAATCTCTTCGTTAGTTTCTTCACTCCTACCACCTCTAGCGGGTTCTGTATTGGTTACAGCTAATGAGTTTCTGATGAATCTGACAACACCACTATCCAAATTAGATTCGTTCTTAAACGATGTTACTACAGATGTAATGTTGGTTAGGTCTTTTGCAGATACATTATCAGATACACCATTACCCACCAAATACTCAACAGTCAATGTTGTGTTTGATGGTGCGACTCCATATGTCTTTGTGTATAAGAAATTCGATGGGTCAATCCCTTGGTCTAAATCACCAACAATATTGTAGAGTGCTGAACCCACATTGTCAGGATTAGGAACAATTTCTTCATCTGCGTTCTGAGATATACCAGCACCAAACTGAATAACCATCTCACCTTTATCTTCCATTCTTGTAATGAATCTCTTTGGAACTCTCTTCAGTTCTAAAAGATATGGTGCGTCACCACTATACTGAGAATAGTTGGTTGAGTTGTCTGAATTGTTTTCAACTTGATTGAATACCGTATCTTGCGCTAAGTAAGGAACATGAGTCCAAGTGTCACCATCCGAATCTGTTATACTTTTTATTCGAATAAGGTTAGGGTCTTCAATCTTAATCTTATCATAAATTTTTGGTGAACCGAATGTGAATGTTTTACTCTCAATAGTTCCACTTGATACCTTTACACTTTTTTTCAGAAGATAGTATATCGGTATGTTGTTTGTTTCATCAATCTGATAAACCGTTATTTCTGTAGGATTGAAAGACGATGATACCGAAAAGTCTACTTGACCTTGAGCTATAAAGTTTACATTGTTGTTTTGTGATGAACCAACTTGCATCCCATCTTCAATTGTCATAGCATAATCGAAATCAGGTGTAACATCGTCACCACTTCCTTTGGCGGGAACTAATTGGAATACATCTAATGTAGTTGTAGCAGGAACAAAGTTCTTTGGCTTGTATCCGTATGCCGATACGATGTTGAATAGGTTTCGGTTTTCTTCCGCTGATAGTAATAGAGATTCTCTTAATTGTGTATCTGTATAGAATGATAAAACATCACCCACATATGATGCCATCTCCATAAACATCATTCCTGGAGATGATTCGTTGAAATCATTATATGTATTGGGGAAATATGTTTTGGTGAAATCAACTAAGTTCTTTCTGAACTCACCGAAGTCCCTTCCTAATAGTGATACATCTTTTTTTACTAAATCGTTATTAGCCATCTTACTACCTATTCTACAGTTGTTGTTCCAGCGGAATCAACAAACACCACTATTTGCTGATTAGCTCCTTGTTCAGTAACTCTAAATGATAATTGTATCTTTACATAGTTTCTGTCAGGTTCTGTATCAACAATGATATCATCAATAATTATGTATGGTAACCATAAATTTATATCTTCTCTTAAAGATTCGGATAACCTATCTGACAAATCCAATCCGATGTTCTCAAATAACAATGAGTACACATCCGAACCGAATTCTGGTTGAAATGGTCTTTCACCTTTTCTTGTTAAGAGTAAGTTCTTTAAGTTCGAAACGGATTGTTCTTCAGTAGTGTAACTTAGATTAAACAAACCACCAAGCTTTCCGTATGGTAATGTAACCCCAACTGCTACATTATCATCAAAGTCTATAGGGTTGTATCTATATTCAGTCCGTTCCCGCATTTATCATTTTCCTTTCTTAGCATTAATCGTTTTCATTAATGCAGAATAATCTCGTGTCAATGCGTCACCTACAGCAGTACCTTCGATATTTGTGTTGATGGGTTCTCCATCAGGTCCTGTCATTGGCGCCATTGTTTGGGCGGTAGCTACACCATTACCATATCCAATCATCTCAGCCATTTGTGCTCTGTTGAATCCTTGTGCTTGTTGTGATGTGTATGGATTAGCATCTAAGTTTCTCCACTCACCATCGTTTGCAGTTTCATTCAATATACCATTCAACATCGCATCGTCTGAAAATTTGGTTTGTGGTTTTTGCTTTTCTTCACCCAATACTTCGAATAAACTTACACCACTCTTTTTAGCGGATGGTTGTTTTACTCTACTTTGCTCTACTGGTTTAGATGCTTTTACAACCTCTGTGATGATGGGTTTGAGTTCATCTCTAACCACCTTTCTAACTACCACCTCTAATAGTTTTGCTAATTCTTTTGGTTTCATAATATTATGTTTTTATATAAATATCAGAATGTTTTGTTTTGTGATGATATCACTATTGTTTCATAGACTTCAAACTAGCAACCGCTTTAGATAAAGATGTGACATTGATTGGGATACCAAGCACCGCCATAACAGATGCAGCTTTTGATAGTTCAGTAACCACTACTTCTAACTGATTGAATATCTCGTCCATATCAGCTCTCCAACTTTTAGTAGATATATTTACCGATTTCCCACCACTAATTAAAACTGAGTCTGACTTTGAATTGATTACCACTCTATCTGAATTGAATATCAGTTGTGGTTTGTTATATGAGTTTTGTGGAGTTACCCCTAATGTAAACTTATTGGATGGTTCTAACTTTATCTTTTGCGATGAACCCATCCATATAGATGATAAGTCTTTGTTGACATCCTCAATACTAAATTTATTGTAAGAACCACCCTCTCTACCATTTGACAATATGGTTATAGGGTCAGATACATTTGACGATTCCCACGATGGACTTTGTGTGGTATCTGAGTCCTTTGGTGAGTATCCAAATCGGAGTGAGTGTCCGAACCTACCTTCTAATAGAACATCACCGATGAATGGTTGTAATGAACCAATATCAGTTCTCTCCTCAAACCCCTTACCTAAACTTACTTCTGATTTCTTACTTACATTAGGGGTGCCTGTAAGAGTTTGTGTATATGTAGAAAGTGTATTCGTACTCCGTTGAGGTACTGCACCTTTGGGTAATGCATTATTATGTACATTTAATTGTACAGCAGTTGATGATATGTAATATTGTTTAGCTCTCCGACTACCACCACTCGCTTCTGCACCCAATGAGGATATGAGTATTACACTCTCTCCTATTAGTGGAATTCGTTTTATGTTTACATCAAGTGGATATGCAACTTCAGACCGGCCTGAACCTTTTGAGGTTAGAACTCTTACACTATAAACCTCATTTGGATTATCATCTTTTAAATTTATAGATTGTATTGTGCCTGTTTGGAATGTACTCATTCATCATCTCCATCATTTTTAAGAGAATCTATTTTTGCGTCAATCGCTTTTGCGTTTTCTAATAGTTGTTTCTTTTCGTCATCTGATAATCCCAATCCACCACCATCTTCAGAATTTGCATCTTTCATCATACGTTGGACGATGGCTGCTAGTTTTACAATCTGTTCATCGTTCTTTACAGATACCTCCATATATTCTTTTATCAAAGGGACTACCACCGTTGCATCATTGATGTTTTTAACCAATGGTTCTAATTGAGCAATAAGAAGTTTCAACTGCCTATCTTTCCTCTTTGAGTTAGTGTAGATATCAGCCATAATATCAGAGAATGTTTTTCCCTTAAATAATTCAGTATCCTTATCCATCGATTCCCTTTAACTTATACAACATATCAATGTGTCCAAATTTATTGTATTCAGTATATAACTCTGCGTAAATATGTTTCATCTTACCTACTACTTTTGTTATGTACTGAGTATGGACACCAGTCCTCTCTCTAATAAGTATGTAAAGTGCTTTCTTATTGTAAGAGTATAAATCATTCCTTGTTTTGAACAACTCATTTATTGAATCAGCAATTGCCCTATCTCTATCCTTAGAGAAGATATCATCTAAATGATAATCAATGTACTGAGTGTAGTGGTCGATGAAATCTGATTTAGATTCTCTCATCTGTTCACTAACAACTTCGTTTACGATATTTCTTGATGAGTCAACTACATCCAAACCTTCTCTTGATTTCATCCGTGCATAGTTGGCATTGTTTTCGTTGAATAAATAATTTCTAGCCACTACCGTAAAGTAAGAAAACGCTCTACCATTATCACCATTGAATTTATGAATCTTCTCATTTAAAAATGCTACTACACTTGCTTTGACATCTTCGTATGGTATATCGAAGTAATAAGTTTTATAGGTATGTATTACGTTCTCTGATAACTTATCAAATGGGTAATGTATGAATCTATTGTATATTTTATTCTTTAGTCTATCGTCATCACAATTATTGTAGGCATTTATAGCCATCTCAGTAATAGTGGTGAAATATCTTTTATTCTTCCTTTTCCTCGGCATCTAAATTGAATTCTTCATTTAATTGTTCTAATGTAGATTTAATCTCTTCAAAGATAAATCCACTTTCATCATCAGCCTCAAATGAACCCAACCTATCTACCTTAACCATTCTTTCATATGCATCCTTCATTGATGAATATGCATCACCCAAATATTTATCAGATGATTCTATATCATCTTCTAATCTTTCATTCTTTCGAAGTAAGTTAAATGTTGTGAATCCAAACACTAAGGTTAGGACTGATAGTATTACTATTGTCAGTATCATAATTAAGCTTCTTCCACTTCTCCAAAGATAGATTTGAAATCAATCTTCTCTGGCATTTTTACATTTTCTAATTTTTGTTTTTTAGTTGGCCTACCACCTACATTCTTAGTGGTAACTTGACCTTGCTTTAGTTTCAACCATCTCTCATTCTCAAATCTAGCAGCCATAATATCAGCCTGATGCATCACGAATGGAAGTGATGTTTTGAGTGCGTTGTCTTTGTTATACGCAATGTAGTACTCTTTATTAGAGTCATCATACAAGCCATCTGTAAGTTTGATACCCAACCATTCAACTTCAGAACATTTGATTCCAAAATGATTCAACATCCAAAAGGTTCTGTCATTTAGATTCATCCAATGCATTGTTGGGTTGGTTTTGTAAATCTTACCCTGATTCTCAACATGCCATTGTGAATCATTTGGGATGTACCAACTCTCATCTGCATTACC